AGGTAGTATTTAGTGAGCCGTTTGATGAAGATGGTTTTACAAGTGGTCAGGGTGCAGGTAGCATTAAGGTTGATGATACTGTAGTTGCACTAAAGGTTTTCCGTGATAGCTTGTTTATCTTTTGTGAAAACAGAATATTTAAACTTACTGGTTCTAGTTCTTCTGACTTTTCTGTACAACCTGTTACTAGAAACATTGGTTGCATTAACAGCTTTACCGTACAGGAATTTGCAGGTGACTTAATCTTCCTTGGTCCTGATGGATTACGTACTGTTGCTGCGACTGCACGTATTGGTGATACTGAACTCGGCACAATTAGTAAAAACATCCAGACTGTATTTGATGAAAACATTAAAGATGCTGGATCGTTTGACTCCGTAGTTATACCCGATAAGACCCAATACCGCATATTCTTCACTAAAGATGGACAGGGACAAACACTATCTAAAGGTGCTATCTGTGTTCTTAAAAAGGAAGCATTTGAGTTTTCTGAAACAAGAGGCATACAGGTAGCTTGTACGGATACCTTTGTTGAGTCAGGTGATGTTATTGTTCTTCACGGTGACACTACAGGATTTATACAAAGACAAGAATCAGGCAATGACTTTGATGGTACAGCTATCTTAGGTAGATATAGAAGTCCTGACATGAGCTTTGGAGACAGTGGTATCCGTAAGCACATGCAACGGGTTATCATTAACTACAAACCAGAAGCAGACATTGATGCTGACCTTATTCTTAGATACGACAACGAAGATACAGATTCTGCTAGACCTGCAAACTACCCACTAGATACAGCTAACGTGGCTGCACAGTATGGTTCTGCTACGTACAGCACAGAAGGCAGTGCAACACAGTTTGTTTATGGTGGGCCAACACAACCCCTTGTACGCCAACCAGTAGAAGGTTCTGGTTTTTCAGTTGCATTAAAAGTAGAAGACGGTGGTACTACTGCCCCGGACTCACTTAAAGGGTTTCAGTTAGAATATCAATTAGGAGCAAGACGTTAGATGGGTGCTACATATTCAAGACAATCATCATATACAGATGGCGATACAATTACGGCGGCTCACACTAACAATGAGTTTGATCAGCTATTAGCTGCCTTTGCCGCAAGTACAGGCCACACACATGACGGGACTACTGCAGAAGGTGGTCCTATTACTAAGCTACTTGGTACATCTATTACGATGGGTGACGGTACTGCAGGTACAGACATTACAGTAACCTTTGATGGTGAGAGTAATGACGGTGTATTTAAGTGGATGGAGGATGAGGATTACTTTGAGTTTTCTGATGATATACTTATTGCGGCTGCGGAAAAGTTACAGTTTCGTGATAGTGCTATCTATATTAATTCTAGTACTGACGGGCAACTTGACCTTGTAGCTGACACAGAGATACAGATTGCAGCTACTACTATAGACATGAATGGTAATGCTGATATCTCAGGTAACTTGGGTATTGGCGGTAATCTTACAGTAACAGGTACTACTACCTTTAATGGTGGTACGATTACAATGGGTGATGCAGCCACTGACAATGTTGTGTTTGGTGCTGATGTAAACTCAAGTATTATTCCTAACACAGATAGTACATACGATCTTGGTTCGTCTAGTCAGGAATGGCGTGACTTGTACATTGATGGTACAGCCTACGTAGATGCTATTAACTATAATGGTACAGCTATCTCAGCTACTGCTGCTGAACTTAATATCATGGATGGTGTAACTGCTACAACAGCAGAGCTAAATCTTATGGACGGTGTTACTGCCACTACTGCAGAATTAAACATCATGGATGGGGTAACAGCAACTGCTGCTGAGTTAAACATTCTTGATGCTAGTGGTAGGACAATAGGCAGTCTATCAGAGATTAGTACTATTGCTAATGATGATGTATTCCTTGCACTGGATACCTCTGGTGGTGGCATAAAGAAGGTTTCAAGAAGTACTGTAGTATCTGGCCTTGCTACCTCTAGTGCTATTTCTAATGTAGCAGAAGACAGTACCCCACAGTTAGGTGGAAATCTAGACCTTAATGGCAATGACATTGTTACTACTTCTAATGCTACACTAGACCTAGCACCTAATGGTACAGGCACTGTTGTTGTACGTGGTAATACTAACTCAGGTGCTGTTGTATTTAACTGTGAAAGTAACAGCCACGGTCAAAAAGTATATGGTCAACCACACTCAGCAGGGGTAACTAATACTCTTATGTTACCTGCAGGTGCTAACTCTACTTTAGTATCACTTGTATCTACAGACACACTTACAAATAAAACACTAACCTCTCCTAAGATTAACGAAGATGTAGCAGTAACTTCAACAGCTACTGAGCTTAATATAATGGATGGGGATACCTCTGCAGGTACTACGGCTGTAGCTGGTGGTGACGGTATTGTTACTAATGATAATGGCACTATGCGCCAAACTACAATAGATACCTTTGATACATACCTGTCAGCTACTACTAAGACACTCACAAACAAAACACTGACTACACCTACACTAACTACCCCAATAGCAAATGCAGGGGTTCAGCTAAAGAATGGTTCTACCTCTGCAGGGTTCCTTGAGTTCTTTGAGAATAGTGGCAATGGAACAAACAAAGTAAAGCTGGCTGGTCCTGAATCAACTGCAGATATTACCTTGACATTACCTAGTACTGCTGGTACACTTGCGACTACCGCATCAGTAACTACAGTAGCACAAGATGAAGCAACAGCTTTAGCAATCGCCCTTGGATAAGGAAACAAATTAATGGCAAATACATTCAAGACAATTACAAGGGACGTTGCACCAGCTAGTGCAGGTACTCCTGAAACAATATATACTACCCAATCAAGTACTAGGGCTATCATCTTAGGACTTACTCTAGCTAACGTACACACCTCTCAGGTTACAGCAAGTGTAACTTTGGTTAGTACAACTACACAAACAAGTCAAACACAAAACACTACAGCACACCTAGTTAAAGATGCAGCTATACCAGTAGGATCATCACTGTCTGTACTAGACGGTAAGGTTGTTCTTAACGCAGGTGACATTATTAAGGTAGACTGTAGTGTAGCAGATAAAGTCTCAGTGATTATGAGCTATATGGAGATTGACAGCTAATGAGTAGGCAAGAGAAACTAGCTGCATTAGCAAGCACTGGTGTAACAAAAGCTGAACTAGATAACATAGACGGTGGTACAGCCAGAGGGACAACTGCTATTGCTGATGGTGATGGTGTCTTGATCAACGATGCTGGCACTATGCGTATGACTAGTGTTGAGACTATGGCTACCTATATTGGCACTAAAGTTGGTGGGCTTAAAGAGTTTATAGTTTCATCTGGGTCTATTAGTAATGCTGCTACTCAAGTATTTACTCAATTTGATAGCAGTAAATATGTACATTACGAATTTGAATTTAGAAATGTTATTCCTGTTGATGATAATGTACAATTATATGTTAGAACTAGTACTAATGGTGGTAGCAGTTATGATTCTGGCAGTGATCATTATCATGGTTTGGGTAATACTAATGATGTTGCCGAAATGGGTACGATTCTCCCCGAAACTGCTGGGTCTGCTTCTGGAGAACTTGGTATAAGTTTATTAGTTCAGTGTAGATCGCCTCATGATACTAACTCTAGAACTCATCTTATAGCAGCAGGTGGGGTAATTCAAGGTTCATCGGGTAATTACTACAGTGGTTATTATGCAACTTACGGTGCAACAAGAATGGCTACTACTAATATAAACGCACTAAAATTTTATTTCAACACAGGGAACATAGAGTCTGGTGAAATTAGGATGTACGGGATTAAAGAATCATAGCACAACAACAAAGGAAAAGCAGAAATGCCAAGATATCATAACATTAACGGAGAAATGGTTCAGTTCACAGCAGACGAAGAGACTGCACGTGATGCTGAAGAGAAGACATGGGCTGATGGTGCAGAT